CGCTACCTATACCTGCAATTCGGTATCTGTCAATGAAACCGCTGTAATCTGCTTCCGGAGTAATCCATGAGCGAATTCATTCTCATGTTCGCCTGCCTCTCGACTTTTACTTCGGGACCAAAGTATAAAGACGGCGCTTATAAAGCCACACTTGTCGTGTCATGCGATAATAAAGCTTATAAAAGCGCCTTCTCGGCTACGATCCAAAACGAAGGCGCCATAAGAAGCTCAAATATTGCGGTCGTGGATACAGGCTCAAGGTTGCTTGCTACGAGTACCGTTGAAGTCGAACGACCTTGGATTGCTCCAATCCCGATCTTTATGTCTGTGGCTGAAAATAAACATAAAGATATGGTTGTACAAAAGTTAGTAAATCTCTATAATGGAATAAAGGAGTGATACATGATCTGCATTAAATGTAATGAAACCGGGGTTTTAAATTCAGTTTTAGGCAAAGAGTTCTATTATTGTCGAAATTGTAAAGAAGAGATCACATTAGAACTCATCAAGTTTGACACAGTAGATTGGATGGGCAAGAACCATCCCATAGACTGTCACTGTCAACAATGCGACGATCAATTTATGGAGCTCTTTGACTTCGCGGTGACGGCATCGCAAGAAGAGGAAGGTAGTATATGAGTTATCATCTCAATGACAAGTTCATCCTAAATGGCGTAGAGTGCTACGTGGCCCTTATAAACGGCAAGAGGGATGCCTACCTTGTTCCTGAAGCCGATGAAGAAAACAATGGCAATAAACTCTATGCCGGCTGTGTTTTCGCTGTCATCAACGATAAAGGTTTAGATAAAGATGGAAATAAAGCGATTTCTGTTGCAAATGTAGAGTGCGGTGCTGTATAGTATATGTATGGGTGCAAGGTCATGCTTGCATTAAACGATAGCAGCGACGAGACAATGTGCACGCCCATCCCCCTAAATTATGAGTTTGTTTATCTTCCTGGCCGTCTATTTCTTCATTTTAGTCCTATTAGAACCCACAAATCTTGAATAATAGTTGACATGATTACTACATTATTATATATTACATCTAAGGAGTCACACATGAAAAAGTACAATATTGCAGACGTTATCTATGCCATAGTCGTCTATTCAGCCTTAATCCTCGCTAAGCTTACTGATTGGCTGCATAAGTTCTAAGATCAGCGCAGCAATTATGTAAGCTGGGATATCCTCAGCCTATTCCCGTCTATCAGGACCTAGCCTATAGCGGTGAGCCGAAGCTATACGCTAACGGCAATACTAGGTGACACTGAGGATACCATGGCAAATAGAAACTTTACCTCCAGTAAAATGTTCACTGGGCACGTAATGCCCGTTCTTTTAGATTGTAACTTTATCGTTGATTCTACCAACGGAAACGGTTTAGGAATCAGATCTCTAAAAGGACCATACATTCAGAACGTATTCATGCATACGACAGCAACTCCAGGAGTAGGAAACTCAAATCCTGCTACCCCAGGAATTCCTGTAACGAACCCAAACCCCGCTTCTGGAACAATCGTTGTTCAGTTCCAAGACAAGTTCAACAGACTTCTAACCGGTGGAAACTCAATCGTATCTCCATTAGGATCCAATCTCAAAGTCGATGCTTCTGACGCAGCTTTGACCGTAGGCGTCGCTTATGCTATCACCATCCCAGGTGATGCTCTTCCTGCTGACTGGCTCGCTTTAGGCGTTCCTGCAGGACTTATCTCTCAAACTGCTCCTTATGTACAAGCCGGAACAGCTTTTATCGCTGCTGCAACGGGATCAGGCGTAGCTTCTGTAAGCCGAGTAGCACCCACAGCTGCTGCTGGATCTGCAATCTTCGCAATTGAAACCGTTGGTGACAGCAACCAAGCTATCGCTCCTTTCTCTTCTCCTGCATTAAACCAAGGCTTTGGAGCTCAAATCATCCTCCAATGCCGAAACGCAAGTGGATCAAGCGCAGCTTCTGCTATTGCTGCTCCTGCCGATGGATCAGTAATCAGCCTCAGCTTCTTGATCAGCAACAGCTCCATTCTTGTCGCCGGTGAATAATTGAATAGTTCCTGAGGTGGCCGCTATCCCTTAAAAAAGGATACGTCACCTCGGGTTTTCCTCTAACTTACGAGGTTTTAATGGCCGCTCCTGGTGTACCAAATAATTTCTACGTTCAGCAGGGTAACCGCCAAGTCTACTTGAGCTGGGACATCACAGCCGGTGCTACTTCCTATATCGTTCAACGAAGCACTGATGGAGTGAATTACTCTACTATTGCTACCGTCGTAGTCAATAACTACCTAGACACCGCAGTAACAGCAGGAATTCAATACTTTTATCAAGTTGCAGCTAATAACGGTGTAACAGGCCTGTATACTTCGGCACAATCCATAATCCCAACACCGACGGCTGAAATGAGTTTAGGTCAACTTAGACTCATGTCTCAACAACGTGCCGACCGCGTAGGCTCTAATTTCGTGACCTTGCCTGAGTGGAACAGCTTTATCAATCAAGCAATGTATGAGCTTTATGATCTACTAATTACAGCCGATGAAGAATACTTCGTCGCTACTCCGGCTCAATGGACTTCTCAATCCGCCAACGGCAGCCAAACCTATCTCTACCCCCTGCCCGATGGTTCTACAACCTTTACCAATGGGATTACAGGTAATACAACCTTTATCGCTCCTCCTTTCTATAAGCTCAAAGGTGTCGACCTTGCCCTTAACAATGCTCAAAATGCATGGGTTACAGTAAATAAGTTTAATTTCATCGATCGCAATAGATTTGTATATCCAAATACAGCTTCCACGATCTACGGCGTATTCAATCTTCAATATCGACTATTAGGAAGCAATATCGAATTGATTCCAACACCATCCGCGGGTCAATCACTACGCATATGGTATATCCCAAGGCTTCCGCAGCTTCTAATGGATACAGACATTACTTCGACAGGCATCTCTGGATGGAACCAATACATCATCATCCGAGCTGCTAAGTATGCGTTAGATAAGGAAGAATCGGATACTTCTAAGCTTGACCAAGAGTTGGTATTCCTAAAGCAACGAATCGAAGAGACAGCAGTAAACAGAGATACAGGACAACCTGACAGAATCAGCGATGTACGTCAGAATGGGCAATGGGGCTCAATGCAGGGCGGTTACGGTAATGGCGGACCAATAGGCGGATTTTAGATGAGCTTACCAATATTTCAATCACAAGGTAACCAACCGTTTATGCTGCTTCAAACGCAGTGGGCATCGCAATTGAATCCCATTATCGGTAATCCTGCGACTAACCCCACGTTACTGTTCAATATTCAGTTATCATCAGGCAACAATGTAATTAACCATCATCTTGGCGCAACACCGAAGGGTTGGTTCATCTGCGACATTAATGCGGCATCTCAGATTTATAGGTCTGCACCTTTCAACGAATTAACTTTAACACTTAATGCAAGCGTTGCTTGCACCGTTTCAATTGGAGTGTTCTAATGAGTTTCACACTGAGTCCTAATATGTCGTTGCCGATCCCCGGTGTAGGGACCGAACCAGGCCCTCAATATGCAACTGATGTGGACAACTGCCTCACGATTGTCGACGCTCACACCCACAATCCTGGCAGCGGTGTACAAATTACACCAACGGGATTAAACATTAATGCTGATTTGTCCATTCAAAGCAACAACTTAACGCTCACTAGATCAATACGCTTTGCAGCTCAAGGAACTACATTTTCCTCCGGATCGGACTTAGGTTGTGTATATGAAGTGGGCGTTGACTTATATTACAGGGATGGCAATGGTAATAACGTACGTATAACGCAAAACGGTGCTTTATCTGGTACGCCAGGATCTATTGCTAACTTAGTATCTCCCGCTTCAGCTTCCTATAACTCCTCAACCCAAACCTTTATTTGGCAATCGGCAGCAAATACTGCCGCGAACCTAGATGCAGGCTCAGTGATAATTCGTCCGATAAGCGCAAGCGCTCCAGGAGTTACCATATCGGCTCCATCCGGATTAGGCGCTAACTACACCCTTACTCTACCGTCAGCTCCTCCGTCTTCTACACAAGCGCTATTAATGAGTAGTAGCGGTAACGTTAATCCCGGATTAATTGATATTGCTCAGTTAACTACACTAGTTGCACAATCGTTAAATCCTGCAGGTACAATTATTGCATTTGCCGGACCGACAACGCCCGCAGGATACCTATATTGCAACGGTGCGGTAGTATCCATTGCTTCGTATCCAAATCTGTATGCTGCAATTGGAACAGCTTGGGGATACGGAAACAATGACGGCCTAACCTTCAATCTACCGAATACTCAAGGATTGTTTCTTAGAGGTTTAGGCGGTGGATACGATCCTGACTATTCAAGTCGTGGAGCTGTTAATCCAGGAGGTGGCGGCGGTGATTCCGTTGGATCTCTACAACTTACGGCTGTGATTCAACATCAACATGCTTTATCAGATCCTGGTCATAAACACTCTGTAAATGTAGCTCAAGCAGGCAGCACTACGATTACTCCATCTTCGGGTCATGCTGTAACAAATCCTATTAACGCAAGCACCGAAACTACCGATGCCAACGTTGTCATAACCACAACGACTGGGATTTCCGTAGGAAACGTCTCGGGCGGGGCAGCAACGAGCACCGGTGAAAGCAGGCCTCCAAACGTTTACGTGCAATATTGCATAAAGTACTAATATGACACTGCAAAAGAATGCCATAGACATTAGCTTTGCTCAAGGTTTGGACCTGAAAACCGATCCTTTCAGGGTTCAGCCTGGGAAGTTTTTGTCGTTACAGAATAGTGTGTTCGATAAAGGCGGTCAGCTTAAAAAGCGTAATGGTTACGGCCCTTTAGCTGCGTTGCCGAATACCACGACGAAGCTCTTGACAACCTTCAACGGTAATCTGACAGCTATTGGAAATACATTGCAGGCCTACGCATCGGGACCGAATCAATGGGTTAACAAAGGCAATGTACAACCTGTTTCGTTGACGACGCTTCCGTTGATTAGGTCCAACACCAACCAAAGTCAGGCAGACAGCGCTGTAGCCCCAAATGGACTGGTGTGCGTAGCTTATACAGACAACATTCCTAATGGCAGTACCACAAGCCCTGTTTACAAATATGCCGTTGCTGATTCAGTGACGAGTCAAAACATAATCAATCCTACGATATTGCCCAATGGCGCTGGTTCTCCTCGTGTCTTCGTTTTAGGTAACTTCTTTGTTATTGTATTTACGTCTTTAATATCATCAACTTACCACCTGCAATATATCACGATTAACACGCTAAACCCGACGCTGATTACTGCTCCAGCAGACTTATCCACGACATATACTCCTTCCCCACAAGTAAACTTTGATGGTGTCGTCGCCAACAATAACTTATATGTAGCTTTTAACGGTTCTGACGGCGGCGGCGCTATCAGAATGACGTACATTGATAGTACACTGACTCAACACAATACTGTGATATTTACAGGCCATACAGCGACAATTATGTCCGTTACAGCTGACATAACAGGGTCAACGCCTGTGATTTACGCATCGTTTTGGGATTCAACAGATAGTAATGGATATACTTTGTCAGTTAATCCACAAATGATTACAATTTTAAGTCCTACGAAAATCATCTCAAGCGAAGATGTTCTGAATATAACCGGATCGGCGCAGAACGGTGTATTGACATTTTTCTATGAGATTTACAATATCTATTCTTACAACAGCATCCAAACTGATTATTTAGAAACGAACACCATAACGGCAACAGGCACTGTCGGAACCAAATCCATTTTGGTGAGAAGCGTAGGGCTAGGCTCTAAAAGCTTCATATATAATGGCAATATGTATTTCTTGGCCGCTTATCAGTCGGCCTATCAGCCGACATATTTCCTCATGACCGCGGTCGGTCAAGTTATATGTAAACTTGCCTATGAAAACGGCGGGGGATACATAACGACAGGCCTGCCAAATGTGACTTTGACAGGCAATGTTGTTCAAATGTCCTATCTTTACAAGGACTTATTAGAGGCATTGAGCACGCAAAACACGTCCAATCAGAGCGTAACAGGCGGAATTTATGCCCAAACAGGCGTTAACCTCGCTTCCTTTAACTTAGCGCCGCAATCCTATACCACTGGTGAAATCGGTAGCAATCTCAACTTCTCAGGTGGATTTTTGTGGATGTATGATGGTTATTCGCCTGTAGAACAGAACTTCTTCTTGTATCCTGAGAATATCGCTGCGACGTCTATATCCGCTTTGTCTTTAACGGGTTATGTTCATAGTGGCTCTATGGTTATAACCGGCGTATCAAGCACGGCTTTAGTGGCGATTGGAATGGCTATCACGGATGCGAGCTCAGCTATTCCTGCAGGTACTGTTGTGACGTCGTTTACCAGCAATACCATTACGATGAGTCACGCTGCCACAGCAGATTCAATAACCGACGTTCTTACCTTGTCTGGATCTGTGCAGACGGGAATTCAATATTATTACCAAGTTACATATGAGTGGGCCGACGATCAAGGTAATACCTTTAGAAGTGCCCCTTCGATTCCCGTTAGTATCACTGCATCGACTTCTCAAACTGAGTTGCAGATACCTACACTTCGGCTGACATATAAAACAGAAAACCCTGTAAAAATAGTAATTTACAGATGGAGTACCGATTTACAAAATTATTATCAAATCACCTCTATCCAAATACCTTTATTAAATAACACCTCTGTTGACTTTGTTACGTATGTTGACATCTATGAATCAGGCGAATTGTCGGGGAACAACCTAATCTATACGACAGGCGGTGTTGTTGAGGATATCGGACCGCCTGCAACTGATTTAGTTACACTTTTTAACAATAGGTTGTGGCTGGTTGACTCGGAAGATAGAAACTTATTGTGGTTCTCAAAGCAAGTAATTGAAGCTACGCCTGTTGAAATGTCAGATTTACTAACTTTATACGTCGCGCCGACGACAGCTGCTCAAGGTTCTACAGGCGTTATAACATCGTTAGCACCAATGGATGACAAGCTGGTGATCTTCAAGGAAAACGCTTTAGGATATATCAATGGTATCGGCCCTGATAACACAGGCTCTAACAACCAATATTCAGACTTTACCTTGATCAATTCAGTTGTAGGCTGCACTAACCAAAATAGTATCGTTTTCATGCCTCAAGGCTTAATGTTTCAATCTAATAAAGGGATTTGGTTGTTAGGCAGAGATTTGAGTACTCAATATATCGGCGCTCCTGTTGAAGATCTCACTACTGGAACTACAGTATTGAGTGCAATTAACGTACCTGCCACAAATCAAGTACGCTTTACTTTAGACAGCGGCATAACTCTGCTTTACGACTATTATTATGCGCAATGGGGTACATTCGTTAATATCCCCGCAGTATCAAGCTGCATCTATGAAGAATTACATACTTATGTGAATTCGTATGGTCAAGTCTTCCAAGAAACTCCCGATGCATATTTAGATAATGCCACCCCTGTGCTGATGAGTTTTACCACAGGCTGGATGAATTTAGCCGGCGTCCAAGGATTTGAGCGCTTTTATCAACTATATCTACTCGGTGTCTATATCTCGCCATTTAATTTGAATGTTCAGATTGCTTACGATTACAATCCGTCACCTGTGCAGGCGACACTAATAACACCAAGTCAATTGCCTGTAACTTGGGGGAGTGATGCTTTATGGGGTTCCGGATCGACTTGGGGATCTCAGGGCAATGGTGGCTGGGAAGGCCAAGCGAATGTCTTCGAAGCGCGGTTGTTTCCTCAAAGACAAAAATGTGAAGCATTTCAACTAATTGTGAACGAAATCTCTACTGCCAACACATATCAAGTTACTGCAGGTGCTGGACTTACGCTCACCGGTTTAAACTTAATTGTGGGCACAAAACGTGGATTCCGAACAAGCCGAGCTGCACGAAACTTCGGGTAGGTTTTACTTTAATCGACACAATTTCAAAAGTGTGGTACCTTTTTGTTATGAAACTCTTTCCTGTAGATCATTGGGTCGGTAAGCATACAAAAGCAATGATACAATTATTAGAATCTAGGGGCATGGCGGTCGATTTAATCGACGATCTCCCCGAAATAGGGGTGATAGCCTATAGAAACGACATCCCCGTCGCCGCGGGCTTTATACGACGTATGGAAGGGTCCTACGGTTTAATGGATAGTTACATCACCAATGCCACGGAATCTTCCTCTACAAGACACAAAGCGCTATCGCGTATTACTGAGGCTTTGATAGAAAAGGCTAAAGAAGAAGGCATTAGTAAACTACTTGCATTTAGTTCGGATCAAAACACCTACCAACGTTCTTTAATGCACGGTTTTATCGCTATGGATCATAAGTTTAGCCTACTTATAGTGAAATAGCATAAACTATCCTAAATTCACTATAACTCAAAGATCAGTACAGCAAGTTTATAGGCGTTCCTGCGCCTTTAACCTTTTAGGGAGTCCTATGCCTTTCCTCGCCCCTTTAATACCGGCAGTAGTCGGCGGATTAGCATCATCAGCAGCCGGAGCAGGTGTAAATGCCCTACTTAAAGGTGCATCAGGCGGCAGCGCAGCCAATCCTAATCTCCAAACCCCTGTAAATAGTGCCCAAACAACTCAACAAATTCAACAATCTCAGCAAGCATTACAACAGCAACAAGCCTTAGCCAATCAACTACAAGCTCAAGGTGGTATCGGCAATCAATCTAATGTATATGCCCAACAGCAAGCTTTAGCAGGTCAATTAGGACAATTAGCAGCAGGACAAGGACCAAACCCCGCATTAAATCAATTACAACAGACTACAGGTCAAAACGTTGCTAATCAAGCAGCTTTGATGGCAGGACAGCGCGGAGCAGGTGCTAACGCAGGTCTTATCGCTCGTCAAGCAGCACAACAAGGCGCCGCTACACAGCAACAAGCTGCAGGACAAGCCGCAACTCTCAGCGCTCAGCAACAACTTGCCTATACCAATGCTTTACAGCAACAGCAGCAGAACTTAGCTAATCTCGCTACTCAACAGGTTGGTCAACAGATGGGTGCTACTCAAGCCAATACTGCGGCAAATCAGGCTCAACAGCAAGCTCTCCTCGGTCAAGTTAATGCTCAAAACCAAGCTCAACTTGGTGCTTCAGGACAACAAAATCAAGCTAATCAATATCAACAGACGGCAGGACAGGGTCTTGCTCAGGGAATTGGCGGAGGTTTAGGAACCGCTATTACCTCGATGATGACTCCTCAAGCTCCTATGCAAACCTCGTTTAATAATTCGAACTCAGAAAACGCGGCGTTAGGTCAATTAGTGCAAGGTTTAGCCCAAGGCGGACAAGTTCAACAAGGTGGCCCTGAAGTTGCAAGGAAAGAAAACTATAAGGGTAAATCTCAGATCGGGGCGAGATTGATGGCTAAGGGTGGCAAAGTTGATGCCATCGTCTCCCCCGGTGAAATCTATCTCACCAAAGAAAAGGCTCAGAAAGTCGCTGAAGGCAAGATGTCCCCTATGAAGGGCGAGCGCATCCCAGGTAAAGCTAAAGTCGCAGGCGACTCCCTAAAGAACGATACCGTCCACAAGAAGCTCGAAGTAGGCGGTGTCGTCGTGAAGCGCACAGCTGCGCAAGATGAAGAATCTGCTAAGAAATTCGTTGAAGCTGTAAAATCCAAAAAGAGTAAAAAATGAAAGTCAAAATAGATCTTTCCAAGTTTAAACTCAAGCATAGAGACGACAATCATGCAACTTTAGTGCACAAAGACGGCCACGAGGTGAAGCTGGCGATTCATGCTTTGCATCCTATGAATCGTCAAGGTTTAGACAGCTTAAAAATGCACAATGAAGAGCATGGCAAAGAAGCCGCTCAAATGAAGACGCAGACTCGCAACGAAGGTGCGGCATCGCAGATGCAACCTGCTATGGCGGATGGCGGAGAAGTGCCAAAGAAAGATAAAAAACCTTTAGAAATTGAAAAGTTAAATAGACCTCAGCCTAAGAATCCGGTCGATTATGAGCCAATTAAATCGTCAAGTGGGTCACAAACTGACCCAAATAAGATGGCTCAAGGCGGAGAAGCTACAGATCCTACACAACGTAATCAACTTCCCGGCGACAAGATTCCTAATGCTATTGAAAACGACTATGTAAACCGCGAAGAGAAACAAATCAAACTCGCCCCCGGCGGTGAAGTACCTGCTAATCCTGTAGATTATGAGCCTGTAACTCAAGACGATGCTCAAGCTTCTCAACCTGCCGCTGCTCAGCAACCTTCATTAGCTGACATGTCTAATCAACTATCTCAAATGCCTGGAGGCCAACAAGGTTTAGCTCAACAGCCTCAGCAAGCACCGCAGCAACAACCTCAAGATCCTAATCAACCTCCTGCACCAACAACCATAGGTGGATACGAACAGCAGTACAAGGGAACAGCAGAGCAAGCAGCCGCCGAAGCTAAAGGCGCAGACAATGCAGCAAGAGCTCAGCGCGAACAGATTGCAGGGGCAGTTCAGAATAAACAGATCTATGACGCTGCTGTTAAAGACTCTTTCGACGAATACAACAACTTTAAACAAGATGTAATGGACCAGCATGTCGATCCTAATCATTATTTAGGGTCTATGGACACCGTGGGGCGACTAATGACCGGTGCAGGCCTTATTCTCGGAGGCTTCGGTGGAGGCGCAGGTGGCCCAAATCATGCCTTAGACTTCCTTAATAAACAGATAGATAGAGACATTGAAGCTCAAAAGGCAGAATTGGGTAAGAAAGAGACACTCCTTAGCGCTAATATGAGACACTTCGGCGATATTAATCAAGCGACCGATGCTACAAGATTACAGATGCATGGCATCTTAGAAGCCAAACTCGGTGAATCTGCAGCTAAAGCTCAGAGCGCAATAGCTAAAGCTCGTGGACAACAGCTTTTGGGAGGGCTACAAATGCAAATCGCGCCTCTCATCCAAAAGCAAGCCATGATGCAAGCTCTGCGAACAGATAGCGGACAGCAGATGCCTGCAGCTAATAAAATCAGAATGATGAAAGAAGCAGGCATCATAGACGAAGAGCAGTACAAGACAGCCAATAAAGAGATTGAAAGAGCTGAGAACACCAAGCTCGTTGCCGACGATGCATTAGCCAACTACGATAAAGCGGTAAAGCAGCGCAAAGGTTTAGGCAACATCGCTAACGCGGCAATCGGTTCTCCTGAAGAAGACGCCTTATCCGCTCAACTTGGATCCACCGTTGGTGAGATGGAAGGCTCAGTTCGAGAGATGGCAATGAAGAACGTTAAGAATGCCTACATGCCACATTTAACTGATACGCCTCAACGCGCTGCTCGTAGACGAGAAGAGCTTGCTCAGTACTTAAAACTCAAGAGTTCCGCACCTATAGCCGAGAGCTATGGTGTTAAACTTCCTCAACCTCAAGCCCAAGTAAAGATGGTCAACGGCGTTCCTTATGAAAAGGTTGAAGGCGGTTGGCGTAAAAAAGTTCAATAGGAGCATTCAATGCCCGACGATCAAGATCAAAAGCCTGGCATTCTAAGCCAAGTAGGAAGCGCAATCGGTAGGGCCTTAGAGTCAGGACCAGCTATCTCCAAAGCTCCACAAGAAGGCGTCGAGCCTGAATCTGATCCGTTTACCGACCTTGCAGGCGGAGCTGTAGCCGCTAAATTGGGCGAAGGCGCGGCCGACATCTTAGGCAATGAAATCGGATCTATTGGTAAGAATATCATGGCGCCCGAAGAGTATAGGGCGGCAGTCAATAAAGCTCTCCTTGGTGATCCGCAAGCTAAACTTCAAGTTGCGGCTCATGAAGCTCAACATAGATTAATGTCAGGTGAAGGCCTACCCTCTCAGCCTGTAAATATTAGCTCCGGATCCCAGAAACCGATTTACTCAGCTGCTGAAGCTATGGCTGCTAACGAAGGTAAAGCCGAAGAACCAGGGCTAGCTGAGCGTATTCGTGCCAAGTCGATGCAACAACTCTCAGGACCAAGCCAAAAGCCTGTATTCACGTCTGCTGATGCTTTAAAGAAGAATTATCCTCAAGGCTATGCTGACGGTGGGGTTGTAGGTGGGGAATCGCCTGACTTCATTTCCGACGATCAAATGGCGGCTCATTCTCCCACAATGGGAACCGAGACACCTGACTTCATTCCTGATGACCAATTTAAAAGCGACGAAGAGCGGCATGAAGAGAGATATGGTTCCTTAGGGCAACAGGCCTTAACCGCTGCCGAAAGTGGCGCCAAAGGGCTATTAGGCCCTATAGCACCGGGTGTTGAAACTGCCCTTGGTGTTAATCCTGAAGACATTAGAGAGCGCGAAGCCGAAAACCCAGCAATTGCAGGCACTTCGGAAGCTGTGGGATTCGTAGCTCCGGCGTTAGCATCTTTAGGCGCAGGTGCTGCCGCTAAGATGGGCTTGACAGCCGCAGCAAAAGCTATACCAACTCTTGCCAAAGTATCTCAACTCGGTGCCTTAGATGCTATCACTGCAAAACTTGGACTTACAGCCGGAGAGACATTAGCTTCTAAGATCGGTGTCACTGCGGCTAAAGGCGCAATCGATAACATGCTTTTAACTGGAAGCGATGAAGCCTCCAGAATGATCCTCAAAGATCCATTACAATCGTCTGAAACGGCAATCTCTGATATTGGATTGTCAGGTGTTATTGGCGCAGCGTTAGGCGGCGGATTAGGCGCTGCAGGGCATCTATTCCAAGCAACTGTAGGCGATAAAGCAGCTAAACTCGCCGCTGACTTCCAAGGCCGTTTAAACGAGCATATGACCAATCCGAATCCTGTAGCTTCTATGACTACAGAGCTTTCAGATTTACATAATCAAATCACAGGGTTAGCAGACGAAGTTTATGGGGCTGAAGGTTTGAAGTCGAAGGATATAGCTAAAGCTTTGCCTGAGATGAATAACAAAATCCTCAATCAAAGTGGGGAGATTACAGAGAAGCTTGAGAATGCTGCTCAGAAGCTTGCCAAAGACGATCATGTAGGTTTATTAGAGACCGAGATCGGCAAATATAAGCAGGCAATCCAAAGCAATGAACCTGAAAAGATTTTCAATGCAACCCAAGATCTGAAGAAACAACTTCAAGAGTGGGGTAAGTTCGACAAGGACGCTCCTGGAGCTTTGAAAGAACGCCCATTTCGAAATGCATCTAAAGACTTAGCCTATGACTTACGAACCTCATTGGAAGATACCTCGGTGTGGGGTAAGGCAGCAGAGCGTCAACAGGCGATAAATAAAGCTTTTTCTGAATACTATCCTGCACTTAAGGACTTCAGAAGTACTTTTATGACCAAAGTTGGTGGCGATTACACCATGAATCCCGCTAAGGTCGAAACATATCTCAATCAACTCGGTAAATCCAGTGCTGAGATTAAACAAGCTAAGTTGCAGAACTTCGTCGATGCCACAAACAAATATAAGAAAGTCATTGGTGACAGCCACGTCAACTTAGGCATGGAAAGTCCTATAACGCACACGCCTATGGCCATCACGATGGCATCTTTAGGCGAAAAGACTTTGGGTTCGAAACTTGCAGATGCATTCATATCCAAAGGTCTAACCGATGCAGGTAGTAAGACCTTAGGCGGTGCTATCGTCGGCGGATTAGCTCACATAATGGGCGCGCACAGTGGAATCGGAGCCATTATCGGTGCTCATACCTTAGGACCATTCTTTAAGTCTGTACTCCCAGGAATAGCCAAAGCTCTGCTACATAACCCTGCAAATGCACAAGGTTTCAGAGCTGCAGCAGAATATGGTGCTGCAGTAGTTAAAGGGGAACTGGCATCAACTAAGGCAGTTAAGGCATTGTTTAAAAAGGGAGTTTCGGTTCTATCTGAGAGTCAAATTCCTACCGACAAGGAAAAGGATAAACTAAACAAGCAATTACAAACGTTACAAGTGAATCCTGATAAGTTATTCGAAGCTAAAGATCATCTACAGCATTATCTGCCTGACCATAGCATGGCACAGCAAGAGACTTTAGGTAATATTATTACGCACTTAAACGCCATTAGAGCCTCTCAAGATAAGCAAGCGCCGTTGGATTCTAAGCCTGTGCTCTCTACGACACAAAAGGCTCAATATAACCGAGCTTTAGAGATCGCGCAGCAACCATTAGTGGTGATGGAAGCCATTAAGAACGGCACCATAACTGCCAATGATATTAATAACTTAGGATCAATGTACCCTGCCCTTTACAATGGCCTAAAAGAGAAAATCCTAAGTGAAATGACCGACTTCATGAACAAAGACGGTGTTGTACCCTATAAGACCCGAATTGGCCTGTCTATGTTCTTAGCTCAGCCTTTGGACAGCACAATGTCGCCTATGTCCATCATGGCTGCTCAACCTATACCTAAGCAGCCTCCAATGCCCCAACAAGGCAAAACTAAAGGTTCTAAGAGCTCTCCAGCCTTACAAAAGATGTCTCAAGGTTATGCGACACCTGGGCAGGCAAGAGAAGCTCACAGGCAAGCTAAGCCTTAAGATCATAACAGCAATTATGACACCTAGGGCCTATAAGCCCGCACCCACTAGGAGGGTCAATGTCAGGCCGCAAAAACAACCTTTTAAAGTATCAAACCATCACTAATGGAAATATGACGGGAAATCTCACTTCCGCCATAACTAATATCCAATTCCTCGATAACATCGGGATTCAACTCAACTTTACAGGCTCGCCTGTAGGATACTTTCAAGTTCAAGTTTCAATTGACTATGCGCAGGACAACCAAGGAAACGTCACAAACGCAGGCAATTGGACCCCATTATACTTTACACAGATCACCTCAACAAACGTGCCAACATCGTCAGGATCTCCTATTTACTTAGACTTATCAGAACTCTCTGCTCCCTGGATTCAAGTCACATATACAGCGACTTCAGGATCAGGCACACTTAACGCGTTTATTTCTTGTAAGGAAATATAGACTATGAGTCTATATATTCGTTACCAATCAAGTCTTTCAGGCGGAGGCGGCGGAGTTGGCACAGTGACATCTGTGGCCATGACCGTGCCTTCATTCTTATCAGTTTCAGGTTCACCAATTACAACTGCAGGTACCTTAGCTGTATCTCTAAACACGGAGTCAGCCAACACAGTGTTCGCAGGACCTGCA